TTACGAAAGAGGAATGCCCATATTGTTACAGTATGAGTGAAGACGAGCAGTGGTCAGGCTTTGCTGAACCTCACTCAACACCCCTTCGTAAATAACAAAAGCAGCCACGTCGTTATAACCCTTCAGTGATTGTGTTTCATTCGCAGGACCACCCACCGCAAATGCACGGTTTGACAGCGCCGGAATGGTACCTGCTGGGAAAGGGTTTGTTGCCATGATGCCAGTGATCCAATCCTTCACCGTGATCGTTGTATTACTGCAGGTGACCGACATGATCGAAAATTTGGACATATCCTTAACCACATTCACCGAAAGCGGTGTTGATGTAGAAGGCGCTGCCGGATTGAAAACACCGGCTTGAGCAGTAAGTTTCCCCATTGGCGCTCCAGGGTCATTATTGTTTACGAATAGCGATAAGCCATGTGAAACAAATCCCGGCGCTTCGACGTTCTGACCACTAAACGTACCCATGAACATTGGCTTATGTTCATCAGTTGCGAATGTATCATTAGAGCGAGCAATACAAAACAGCGTATGATTTCGTCGCTGGAATATTGACGTCCTTAAAAAGTCTTGCCCACCCTTAAATCGTAAATAGTTTCCGTGAACCTCTGGATTTCCAACGACAGTAAACGCTGGTTGATAACGTGCAAGGTTTCTCAGTGACTTTTCAATACTGCCGCCCGAGATGCCCCCATCCCAGCAATCCCTCCTGAACAGGAGGCATAATGAAACTTGTTTTTCCGCTCAGGTCTGTGCTGTTGTCATATAACGCAATGCCCATTATTTATGCCTCTTCTGCTGTAATCTGATATGCGACGCTCCAATTACGAAGGTCATAATAGTTATTAACGAGTTCCGGTATGTTTGCAGACGGATACATGCCACTATCTGGCAAATACTCATATTTACTTTCGCTAAGTCCATTGCTTGAATCACAAACCATGCCGTTGCCATTGTGATTAGCCTTGTCGGCATAACGTATCAACAGCTCGCCAAGCGGCTCACGCACTAAAGTAATGTGAATTGTTGAAAGCCCACGGACCTCTACGTCCAGTACGCTGATCGGAGTGTCGGCACCGTTGAATCGATCAATGGCGGTAAACCCTTTGTCAGCGTATTCCTGAGCAGCGTTCACTACATACGGCGGAGAGAAGCGTAAAGGTGGAGCTGGCGTATGCATCGATAACAGCACGTCAACACCACGGTAAACAGCGGTGATTGGCTGTAACGGCTTCCAGTCTTGGCCAAGCTCACATATCTTAAAGGCGATTTCGCCCAGTTTCTCTGCAAACCAGCGGTAACCGTTTGAATCCAGATGCCCGTTTTTGTCGGTGTACGGATAAGTCGGGCCCGCCAGAAATATGTTTTCATTCTCTTCTGCAAGTTCGATCTGGGCCATGCCAACAGCCATGTCATGCTCGTCACGCGTAAATGATGCTCCTGCCTGGTCGATGATAAATGCAGGCATCCGAGACTGGCCAGTTACGGCAGTAATGTCTGCATACATGTCGTTGCGCAGCTGTAGTGTCCCGCTTTTGAAATACTCCTTACTTGCGTTCGGATAGTCTTGCTGACCATGCATGTGAACGATGCAGCCCACCTGGTATGACTTGCCTGCGGCATCGGCGATAGCTTTAACACCGGTCATTGCAGTGTAGAATCGGTTATATAGATCTGGGCTGGCACCTTTGCTTAGCTGCGCAAGGTTTCGCCCACCGACCCCTGTAGCAGAACCAACGAACACACGGTTGGGTTCAGAGGATAGGCCTACTCGGTCGAGGTGATGACGACGCCATGAATTCAGGCTTCCTTCTACAGGTGACTCACCATATGCGATCGTTCCTGGCGCCAGAGCGGACACCTGCGAATCAGTTAATGCATTGCCGTTGGCATCGCAGCAAGTAGCGATCAAAGGTTTTAGCGTCGCACTACCACGCGGAGTGAAGACGGCTGCTGTTGGTGATGCAGGCATTGATGAGTCACCAAACATCAAATTATCCAGCGGTTGTGTCGTGCTCAGGCGCGGCCACCCTTCGGTGCCGTTTTGCAGCGACTGACCGTAATAGATATTGTGAATAATTTGCGCTAACGGACGGACCGCATTGTTCCCACGGGAAGCGATAGCCTCGCGGCTCTGGCGAGCTAACACTTCGCTTTTCTCTGTCTGTTCAGAAAGCCAGGAGTCCTCTTCGGTATCTGCTGAAGAAACTTGCAGTTCCACCGCATAACCATTTTTATCTATCAGGTAAATTCCATCACCTGATATTAATGAAATCTCCAAATCTCCAAATCTCCAGCGAAGATATTTCCGTTTTGAATATAAGCTGCAGGATACCCATTAGCATCTAAATGAGAAATCGCGCTACCTTCATCTACGCGAACTAAATCACGAAATACCTTCCCAGTTGGTGTTGCGACACCATTAACATTTTTATATTCGTCCGCGATAGTAAAACTGTCGTCAGAAACAATGAAGAAAAAGGCACCGTTAATTATCTCACCAGATGAAATGGCGTCGTTAGCCTCTGTAAGAGTATAACTTTTCCCAAGAGGAGCTAGTGTCCTCCTTATGCCTTCAATTGTATAGCGGTCTATTCCGAACCTGTCTTTATATGTTGGATTTCCTGAGTTAACTACCTCGTCAATTTTCCCGGCATTAAATTTTAAACCCCTTACATCTTCGCTAGGGATTTGTTTATTTGTTGGTGTGGTAGCCATTTATTCAGTTACCTCATAATTATACATTTCATCGTTATATTCAGACATGGTTAACGAGGTAGTCCCGTCGCCATTAGGTTTCTTTTCTGTGATCGTCCACTTGGTGGCATCCATCTCCACTTGCGTGGCGATGACATATCGGGAGGGTGATTGCACGTTGTAGCCGTCAAAAATATTGAGGGTTATTGCTGGTACTGTTGCGGAGAATCCAAATATCGTGTCGCTACGAGGAAATGCCTGGATTCTCGCGGTTGGCGTGCCATTAGCATCGGTGACGATGACATACATGTCTCCTTGCCATTCAATGCGTTCACTTGTGTCAAAATCGTTTCCATTCCTGGCAACGATATACCCGTCCTGCTGATTGGCGTCGTAGATATCAGGCACCTGCACCATCTGACCGACGTTTACCCACTCTCCATCTGACAAGGCCCTTATCGACATCGTTTGCCGGGAATAAAGCAACCGCCTAACCTCTTTCAAAGCCCTATCTCGTGCCTGATATGAGTTCCTGACATAAAGCATGTCGAACTTCTTCGCCTTGACTGGCTCTCCCTCTTCAATGGTTGGGCCGGTGATCCGATAGCGAATGAATGCCTGTTTGTTTGTCGTGGGGTTCTTGTAAGTGACCTGCACACCGTCAAATCCACCAGGGAGGGTCATGTCGTATGAGAGGCTGTAATCCTCCGCCTTGGTGTTGGCGCGGTTGAATACGGTCACCGCGTTTGGCTTACGCTCGTCACGCGTAAACGACAACACGCCGTCATCCCAGAACGCCGTTACTGTGGCTGCATCGCAAATGGTCTGCACCCTGGCACCGAGAGAGATATCTTCGTCGTCAAACGTGTAGTCGAAGTAACCCAGCCGCTGATCCGGTAATGACGCGGCTATCGAATACAGCTCATAGATGTCGATGCTGGACTCGGCCTGCCCGCCCATTTTTATCCACGTATGAAGCACGGCATCAGCAAACGAGCGTGACGGCCTTTCGGTGTAATCGACGGTTTGAGTGCTCAGGTTGTAACTGATGACATGACGGGTAATGAGCGCGTTATATTTCCTTTCCCTTGCGCTCGTAGCCCTTTCGGTGGCCGTTACAGTGACGGTAACGAGTGTGTCATTCGGGTACGCGACATTACTGCGCGTCCTGACAATGTGGACGGCCTCAACCTTCAGTACCGAATGATCGTTGCTGTTATTCGACCGAATGAACGAAATAGCATACCGGCCATTACCTGCAGCGGGTGTGAACTTAAAAGTTTCGTATTTGGTATCGGTGTTTTCATCGTCGTTATTTAACCCAACGTTGTAGCTCTCAAGCGTGCCGGGGATCTGGTTGTTGTCGTCATCAACTTTGTAGAAAGTAACGTTTGTTCTGGCGTAATCCCCATGGCCAAGCTGAGCCTGCAGGTGAATCCAGAGCTGTGTTCCTTCTACGGGTGAAAACGAAGGCCCGATAACCAGCGGCTCGTTATCATTCAGCGTGAATATAGTGGTATTGATTACAGCATCACCCGGTATTTGACCGATGTCGTTCCCGCTGAGGTTTGCAAACGTGAATTCATAGAAATACTGAGGATCAACAGGCGCACCGTCATCCGTGGTCGTGGCATTGGTTAGTTCAGCAAACACGGTGATATCCCGCGTTACTGGGCCAGATACCGTGTTGTAGGTGACGCTAACCACGAATGAAACTGAGTGCGGTTTCGGCAGATCATAGAAGTAGTCGAAGTCACTATTTTGCTTAATCTTCACCTGAGCCTGACCGGCAACGAATTCACCAGAAACCATATCCGTGGTAGTCGTAGCCGTTTCAGCAGGGAAGTCTTCGCTCTCGTTTGGCCCTGGCAATTCCTGACCGTCGATATCATCGAATGCGAACCCTTCGTTGATGACCGGTATGTTTTGGCCTGGCTGGAAGATCTGGTATGAGGCACCCGCTAGAGCACCAAGATTCGACTCTGAGTAGCGAACAGACGTCACGTCATACTTGCCCAGGCCAAAGTTCATCCACTCGGTCACCTTTTTGATGTTATTGGTGTACTCGAATAGAGACTCCTGGATCAGGTCTGGAAACGCCCTCACCTGACCGTAGTTATCAGGCTTTGCCTCACTGTTACGGGCAATGTTGGTTTGCCCTTTCAGGCTATTATTCGGTGAGGTTTTGGAATTGTTTGTGGCTGCGTTAGCGCTTGGCTGCTTGATGAGTGACGAAAGGATTTTCTGGGTAAACTTTATCGGGTTGAAGTGTTCAAGCGGGTTCAAGATTGTGCCGAGTGCGCCACTCTTTGGCTGGTCAAACACGCTGATGATGTCGCCATGGTTCAGCGGGAAATTCAGCTCGTCATCAGGTTTAAGCTTTACTCCGTTCCTCAGTATCTCAACATCACAATGCAGGTTGGCCGTTTTCAGCCAGGGGTAAAACATGCTGCCGGCTGCGAGGTTATGTCGCTCTTTCGGTATCCCCGGCACGCGCTGAACTTCGATCAACGGCATAGTCGTAAAACTCCACTTTGGTGAACACTTTTTCTAACGTCCGAAGCTTGTCGAAACGCACCTGTCCAGACTCGCCACGGCTATGGAATGCTTGGCCATTCACCACCAAACCAACATGCTTTGGCTCCGCGCCGTAATACGCGATAAATATGCTACTGTCGGCGGCCTTCTCTACCTGCTGCCAGAACACGACATCACCCGCAAAGCACGTCAGGAAGTCGCTACCGGCTTCGTAGTCCGGCGTTTGGTGTATCTCAATGCCGAGCACATGCCGGTAGTACAGAACGACGAGCACCCAACAATCCGCCGCCTCAAACGAGCACGCTCTATCGCGCCACGGTTTGCCCTCCATGGCGTTCACAAAGTCAGATTTATGCATTGGCAAGCCCTGGGAAGTCGGTTGTGTTGTAGAGGAAGGCGATGTTGTTGTTCAGCGGGTTCTGAAGAGTCAGCGAGCATGTAACGTCGCTCTCGTCCATCGACACGTCTTTCACGTAAAGCGTCCACGGCTTAAGCGGTGTATTCATGTCGGCGGCATCAAAGCGCTGGTACGTGGCCGATATCGGCGTTATCCGCGAATACGTGCGCCACAACTTCAACTGCTGCTTAAAGTCCTGCGCCAAACGCCCAAATTTCGCCGATGAATTGATTACCGGCGTATTGCTCTGCTGGCTCTCTGACACCTCCATCCGGCATGGGGTGTAAACCTGCCCCGCAAACGTCTTTGGGTAAATCTGGCGATTAACCAGGCGGATATAGCCGAATGTCGAGTGATAAAACGTCATGGTATCGTAGAGAATGCGGTTGGGACGCTGAGACTGAAATTCGCGTAAAGTTGGCATTTAAAACTCCGGTAAATCTCGGTTAACCACCTCATCAATGATCCCCCACTGGTTCGGCGGCAGCTCAACAATGACGTCTGAGAATTCATCATCCGGGTTGTAAACCTTCCGGGTGATGACGTTCCCCGTCCATGTCGTCGTATTGCCGTTGATGCTTGTCTGTACCGGAGGGGCCACAAAATGCAGTTCCTGCATCTGCAGACCTGAGCCCCCCAGATTACACAGCATGGTGAACCACTGGTTGCCGTTATCGAGATAACGCGGGCTGCGATACCACTGCTCAAATGCTCGGTCTTCCTGCAGCGTGAAAATCCAGTTCAGTGACCAGGTGGTTTTAAGGTCATCGGTCAGCCGCTGGAAGATGGGCGCGCCTACTGCAGGTTGATCGGTACGAAACCCGGCATCAATCGTTCGGCTCTTGTTGGTCTTCTGAGGAAGGGATAGCCAGTCGGGATAAGGTATTGCCACGGTTTTCTCCCGGTAATAAAAAACCCGCCGAAGCGGGTTGTTAGTTTGTCGCCCTGCGAGGGGCTTGATGGTTTCTCGAAATACCTTGGCTTATAGGGCCACCGTTATCCAGGTCAGCCACAATTACATCGACGGTGATTCCATTACCGGTATTGGTAGCCTGCGCATCTACGGTGCCAGTGGTGTAGTTCTGGATGTTAATAACCACCCCTCCACCCACCCCGCTTCCTTGCAACTCTTTGTTGCTGATCACCTTACCTGTACGGTCACCATTCAGAAGGTAGTTATGGTTACCCTGCTGCAATATCTCAGGCTTGCCCCCCTCTCCTACCTGATACATTCCTCCAGCAGAAACGGGGCCGCCATTCTTGCGAGCGCCCGCCACAGCCAAACCTTTAGCGAGGCCTACTGTAGCAGTCATACCTGCCATTGCAGGGACTGAGTTACCACCAAATGAAGCAAGGGATGCTAATGCCGCTGGAGCCGCCCAAGCTGAAGCAAGGATGCCTGCCTGTGCAACTCCGGCCGTAGTAGCTGCTCCCCCCATGACTTGCTGGATGATGAAATTTTTCAACATCTCAACACCGACCTGAACCAAGCTATTTACGACGCTGTTTAGCATCGTGCTGCCAAGTGATTTCAGCGCTTCTTCTGCGCTCATCGAGCCAGTAATTAACCCTGTTATCGCGTTGGAAGCATTGCCAGCAAAGGCGTCTACGGCACTCGTCAGCATGTCGTAACCAAGGCTTTGTTGGCTTAGTATCTCCCATTGCGCCGCTGTTCTCTGCTGCTCATATTGTTGATTGGCCGCATTCATGAGGAGCAGACCTTGCTGCTCAGTGATTACTCTCTGTTGGGTAAATTGCTGTATCAGCGCCAACTTCTGCGCGTTCTCGTTGGCAAGCTGCTGCACTGGGTCAACCATACCGGCAGCTTGCTGCTGAGGACTTACCACGGCTTCAGACCGGATTTTTGCCAAGTTAACCTGATGCTGTTGCTCCAGTTGCTCAGCCGTGGTGTTGTACTGCTCCTGGCTGATTTTCTTGGCCGCTAACGCCGTGTTTAAGTCCTTAACGTCCTGCGTATAGCTGGCGTTTTCTCGCGCCTCCGGCAGTAGTTTCTCGGCGGCGGCCTGCGCCTTAATGGCATTAGCTGTGTCCCACTTTTTAGCCGCAAATTCTCCAGCCGCGGCGATCTGCGATTGCGTTGCGCCCTTACCAAGAGACAGTTGAGCGTTGAGGATGGCTTGTGCTCTGCTTAGTTCGCTGGTCGAATCTGCGGCAAGATCAGCCTGCTGCTTAAGGTTAGCCAGCTTCTGGGCGGCACTTTCGGCTTGGCTGGCAGATTTCTTACCTTCCGCATTGTTTTCTTTCTGGGCTTTAGTATTCCGCTCAATCTCTGCATACTGATCTTGGAGCATCTTCACTCGTGGATCATTCTTAGATAGGCCAGCATCTTCAGCGTCATATACCGCCTGCAACCTAGCTCTAGCTTCCCCCTCTAGTTTCGATAGTTCTATACGGCGCTGAGAGCGTTTCACCAAGGCATCTTGCTTAGGGGTTGCGGTGCCTGCTTTATTGAATTTGATTTGACCAGCCGCAGCTCTCGCGGACGCCTGAGCTACTGAATCAAGATCACCAACCAAAGTAGCGGCTCTATTACTTAATACAGCCAGCGCTTTGTTCTGCTCAGACCAACCATCCAATCCAAGCCATGACCACGTTCTGGCTCTACGCTCATACATCTCTGCAGTAGATGTTAAGTCTGATATACGTTGAGCCGCCGTCTCTGTCTTTCCGCTGAGCCTATCAATCGCAGAACTGATGGAGTCAATGATCGTGACCATTGTTTGGCTCGCCCCTACGGTTTCATTCATTTTGCCTATCAGCATCTGCAATGAAATCGTCAGGGTATCGCTTGCCTGATCCATCGTCCTAGGAAGCTTTTTAAACTCTTCATTCAGAGAGTCGGATTGCTTCATTATCGCGTTGATAGCATCTTCAGCGCTTAATTTACCTTCCAACATCGCTTGCATTAGCTGACCACCAGTCATGCCAAGACCAGCCGCAATTTGACGAGCAAGCTCCGGCATCTGCTCCACAATAGAGTTAAACTCTTCTGCCCTCACCGTACCGGAGGCAATAGACTGACCAAATTGCCTCAAAGCATTTGCCATCTCTTCGGAAGAACTACCGCCAACTCGGCCAATTTTCTGCAATGTGTCGGTAAGCGCCAGTATCTGTGAGTTTGTGGCTCCAGTCTCTTTTAGAGATGCAGTCATAGTTTCCCAGAGCTTAGCTGTATCCTTCAGGCTGGCACCTGTATTTGAAGCTATGGCCGCTAACCCCATGAAGGTGCTTTTAGCTGTTGATGTGTCGCTTGTTAAACGCGCTATACGCGCCTGTAGTTGAGTGATGTTATCGGCTACGGTTAAAAAAGCTTTGCCATAGTCGATTATTAAAGAAACTGAGATTGCACTTGCCACCCCAGTCAGAATGGTTTTTAAGCCACCCATTGAATTGCCAGCTTTATCCGCAGAGGATGATAATGCATCGACAGACTTCGAGGCTTTCCCCGTCTGGCGCTGCATTTCTTCTAGAACAACAGAAGCTTTTCGGCTGCCAGTGATCATTTTGGCTGTTTCAATATCAACCTGATAGACCAGGCTTCCACCATCTTGCTCTGACATTTAGCAATCTCCAGGCATAAAAAAACCCCGCCGAAGCGAGGTTGTTCTTTATTAACATTTTCTAAGCGTCTTCACCACACATAGCCGTATAGCCATACATGTCGCGCGCATCATCTTCTGTTGATACCTTCTTACTTCCAACCTTATAGGTCACTGCTTTACTGAAATATCCCTTTTCTTTCATGCTCATATCTATCATGAAAGAATGAAATCCAGCATAAGCACCAAATCCATTCTTGGCATTAACTTGCCCGCACACTAAGACGAGAACTGTTCCATCCTCGTTTTCTTGAGTTTTTGCCACTCGCAAATATCTAAACTTTGCACTATCAGGGTCTTTCAAGTCTGCAGAAATTTCCTTCTGTGCAAGTTCTAATGCTTTTTCCTCACCAGGCTTGCATGCCGTCAAAGCCATAACGGCGAGTACTACTGCTAATGTCTTTTTCATTCTTCCTTGCCCATCAATCAAAGATGACCCGATCTTAGCAGAGGTCGCGGCGGTGGCAACGAAAAAACCCGCAGCTAAGCGGGTTTGGAGGCTACCTACTTTTGGATTCGAAGACAGCCTGTAGGCCGTAGTCGATGCTGTTCTTAAAGTAGTTTTGTTCTCCCGTTGCTACATACATTATGGTTGCAGCGACACATGCCAGGAAGTATTGGTTGGTGACAAGTGCTAGCAGTTTTTTCATTGTTTCAACTCCGTTGACCTGCTCCCCGTTGATTTATACCAACCAGATCATTGCGTTGAGCCTTCAGTTTAGAGATCCTTAACTGAATGTCAGGTTTTGACAGGTTTTCGGATGCAGTGCGGTTAGCTGTTTTAGCGCTGTACCCCGCCCGAATAGCCGCTTGTGTGGCGTTTAAATCGATGAGGTACTCGCGACAAAACATTTCTTGCTTGTCGGTGAGCGCCATTAAAATACCCCATACTCTAAGGAAGAGTCAGATGAGCGAATATTGGTTTGTAATTCCTAAAGATGAAAAAAATGAATTTCACGTTTGGCTTATTGGTCACCCCTATTATAAATTTAAGCGACCAGAACCTGACAAACACTTTTACATTAATTCAGCCCCTACCTTTCATAATGCTGAGAAAGGCGATGTTAGCTGTGAAATCACGGACGGGTATGATGAAAAAAAAGATGAAATACTAATTACATTTACCTTTAAAGAAGAAGTTCTCGATGAGGGGTTATTAAGCTTAATTAGAGAAAACTTCACCGTATTAGACTCTTCTTGTTATTAAAAAATCAAGTTAGTTTGAAGAGTGATGTGTGTATCATCGGTGGCACTCAATGAATGCCACCTGCAACTTCGTTAGGCGAACTGTAGGATTCCGTGCGCCTCTAAATCCGAATAGGAGATCAGTTCGTTGAACGCTGGTACTTTTTCGCTATCCCTAAATCTTGGAATACCACCAACCCATTGATTCCAAGATGTAGCTTGGTTACCACTCATTACGCAACGTCCATCCGGATGCTCTGTGTTGAGTTATAAAATAACCGCCTGCAGGTGGTTATTTTTCGACAAGTTTGGTAACTATTAACTCCACATCCCAGTCGCAGTATGCCTTTTTTAAAGGGTAAGATAAGGAGATTTTTCGTCCTCGTTCTTGAATAAGATTGGCCTTACGAGTTTCAATACTAATATTTTTATGATCATCACAAGTAAACACACTAACATCTAGGTAGTGTTCTTGTTGATTGCTTAGTACTTTATCTAAAGCACCCACCAAATTTTCTAACTCGTACATTTACTCTCCTTTAAAGTGACCAGTATATAACACCATGAATTTATTCATCATTTTCTCTCAACCTTAGAGATAACTCACTCGCCCGGCGATCGTTAAGATTCGGACTAAGGGGGGGAGCAATCCCGTCATGCGACTACAACCAGCGACCCTCATAGCATATACCTCTTGGTTAGGGGGGCGGGTACATATGTAGCATTAGATGAACTAACGCTGATTTTTTCTGTTAATGATGAATCGGCTGCTTATTATAATAAAAAAGCACTTTAGTGTGGCTTTTACTATTACTTCAGTTGTGCTGTTATCTATCGTATCTTTCTTTTTCAGCCTGCGGTAATTTACACCACCATTCGATAGCCTCTTGGGCTTTATCACCCTCCCCCATCTTTTGATAGAAATAATGTAATGACGAAGGAAGGATATCTCCATTGAAAACATCAGAGATTTTATTCCTATCAGATAGATAGCTACAATATTTCTTCAATAACCCCAGTCGCTCTTCAATTCTCATCTTATCTTCAATTTGTTCCATCATATTTGTTAAGTCCATAACCCACCCAGTTTTTGTTATTCGAAGTGGATATTTTACATCATTCTTGGAGTTTATAAACTTTTATTCGAATTTACTGCTTGATAATAGGCCTACCAGTGGTATTTATCTAACCTTAGCTGCCTAAGATATTGGGCTATTTCGATGTCTACTTGCATGTCTGAGTCGGGGTCGATACAGGCATCACATGCTGCCAACTTGCGGTTTTGCTTCATTCATCGTTTTCTCCCGGCTGCTTCACGCCATTGGTTTAGTGTGACGACCTGGCCAGTGCAGACTGATAAAGCGGTTTGCAGCGCCAGCGTGTAACTCGCAGCATCACCCCAGGTATCACCCTGCAGCGTTGGCTGCTCGCATCGCTTGAATACTGACTCAGGGGGTAACAACACTACCTGTTGGGGAGTTACCGGCGTTTTGCTGCAGGAGGTCAATAACAGCGGTAGGCATAGGACTATTGCCACATTTATCGCTTTTAAGTGCATCGCGTAACTTCCTCTGATACGTTTCCCCCTGCTGGCGTAGTTGCTGCTCTCTTCTCTGCTGCTCAGCCGCTAACACTCTGTTTTGCCGGTCTTGTTCTTGCAGCGTTGAGATTAGTCCTGACTGCTGCGCCAGCGTCTTTTCCTGCTCGCCCACCTGTTTTCTGGCCAATTCCAGCCGGTGCGACAACAACGAGCTGTAACCACCCAGGCAGATTGATACCACCAGCAAGAGCAACATTCCCGCCCTTGATAATTTACCCAGCCAGCCACTCATGACAGAAAAAACTCACGCTCTGCCGAACGGCGTTTTACAAGGCCAGCCAGCTTCACACCACCAGCGTTTACCCACTTACCGAACTCATTAGCAGCGCCCTGTTTGTCACCTGTATTCAGTTTTCTAAGTAGCGTTGAAGTGCTCAATGAGCGCAATCCGAGGTTATAAGCAAAGCTCACCAATGCATCAAACTGGCCCTGTGTGATTTTTACCTTCACTAGCTGATTAACACCTTGTTCATACTGAACCACGCCGCACTTCAGCAACCGATCTGCTGTAGCCTGATCAATCACCATGCCGGGGCCAATCTTCTTGCCGTCTACCGGCTGAGTCCAGCCATAGCCGATAGTCCAGACGCCTACAGAGTCCTGGTAGGCTTTCAGCTCTAACCCTTCGAAGCGCTTAATCAGCTCAATGCCTTTATTGCTTATCTGCATTCTGATTGCCTCCCCCGAATCTGTTGCCGATGAAGTTCAGGAAGAACACTCGGAATTGCTCAACGCCAACAAAGCCGACACCCCCGCCCACAGCGATTGAAAGCGACCGTGGAAGATCGAAATACTCCAGTGCTGAGACGATAGCCAGCGTCAAAGCGCCACATAGGAGGCCTTCCAGTAACGTCTTTTTCCAGCCACCGCCCGTGTACGCAGCACGAAGAACCGCAGTAACAATGGCAAGCAGAACCGCACCGATCGGCGTCTCCCCCCTCCACCATGCTTGTAAAATGTCCCCAACGTCAGGGAAGTTGTGCGGGTTAAATGGCATTTTCATGTCCCCCCCCTGTCGGGGCTTAGCCCGATCTCCGGGTGATAGATAGTCCTCTAGGTCAGAGGTGGGTGTTTGTTATAGAATTTGGGAATTACACACTAAATGGCGTTTCGAAATGAATAACCCTATAGGTAGAGTCATTGAGGATGTTCAGTCTATAAAGGATGATGGGGTCGAGTTTATAGGTACAGATAAGCTAATAGATTACCTGAGTGCTTTAAAAGACAACGAACAGCAATCTCACGAAGAAATTCTCGAGAGATTGAAAGCAACAAACCAGTTACATATAGAACGATATAAGCAAGTGTCTGCTGTTAATTTAGAGTCTTTCCGTAGCGTTGTTGCAGCCGGAGCTAATGCGTCTAAATCTTGTATGCTCATCAATGGCGGCGCAGCTGTAGCGCTGCTCGCATTCGTAGGTAATATCTGGAATAAAAGCCCGAGCGCAGGAACAGTGACAGAGATTGCTTACGGTATTCTATTTTTTTGCATTGGCGTTGGCTTTGCTGCACTTTGCACTGGGATTACCTATATTGCCCAATATTGTTATTCAAGCATCGATTTTGATGATGACAGTGATAAAAAATGCAAATGGGAGATTACTGGAAACATATTTAACATTTTAGCTGTATTAGCCGGATTAGCTTCTTTAATCTTCTTCTGCTTCGGATGCTATAGTGCCTTTGAAGCCATAATTTTGCATAGCAGAATTTCATAAAAAAACCCGCAAGGAGGCGGGTTCTTTTAATGTGGCAGTGGTGATTTGTCAGCCCGTAGGCATTGAAATCCCATCATTAAGAGCAAATCTAGCCAAAATTATTCAATAATGCAAGACTTGGTTGATAAAATTTATAAATTTGTCGACATATGTCTCAATCAAGTTAGTTTGATGTCACTCTACTAAGCACTCTCTCTGCGGCTTCTGCATCCTGATAACACTTACTGATCAGCATCTGATAAAAACGATGCCAGTTCCTACTCCATGTAGGCTGGCTCAAGGTAGGTATAAGGCCTTTCACTACCTTGTGAGCTGGCGCAGTCGTGGTAGGCTTTAAGCCCGTCCCATTACATCTGATGCAGATCTTCTCAATCACTTGCCCTTCAGCCTTTGTGGCTGCGAAATCGTAGGTTTTCCCACTACCGCCGCATCTACAGCGTGCCCGCTCTATGTCTGCCGTTCTGCAGAAGTCATCAACTGCCAGCTTTGAAAGCAGCACCATGCATCGTGCCATTTGTCTACCAGCAGCCTTCCCCACCAGCTTTGGGGCTTGCTTAAAGGCATGCTGAGCAAGTTGCTCGATCGCCTTTTCTCTCTCTGCCATGTCCTTATTGAATTTCGCATACAGCAGACTGAGCCCCTGCGCCTCTCTGGATTGAGTGATCCCCAATGCAACCATGACATCGGTATAGCCTCCTTGCCCGCCACCTTGGCATTGTGATGCGCGAACCACACGCCGTTCCTGCTGGATGCCATCCTGTCCAATCAGTAGCTTGGATTGAGGCTTAATATCAGGCGCGGTGCTCATGATTGAAGGAGATTTTGGGCTGCTGGCTAAAAGTGCGTGCTCTATTCTCATGCTATTTCTCCGATAATTATTTGGCCTACTTCGCCCCAAACCTTTGTTACTCGACCGTCCCAGATCCGGCAGTCGTCCTCAAAAATGGCATCCAACAGTGCCTTTTCCAGATTGTCTTTATCAGGCTTCTGCTGATGTGGTTTACCGGCCATCCCAGCGCGCTTCTTCTTGCTCCAGCTATCTGGCATGGGTAATACAAACGTCACGTGATAGCCGCTCTCAGGCAGCGATATGCGGTGCAGCCTCACTTCATCGCAGAATGCCCGATAGCGAAGAACTGGCGGGCGCTTGGCCCACCGGTCTTTTTGCGTCTGACGTGGCTTGGGGATAGGGACTATGTTGTAACTCTTCATCCCAGCGCTCCCACGCCGTAGGAATACTCCATGAACTGGGCCAGCAATACGGCCTGACTGCCGTGCTCAGCCTCCCATGCGTCGGGGTTGTCGTGGAGCTTGCGATGGCAGTCACGAGCTAATGGGATTGTTAGGTAGTCGCTTGGCTTCGTCCCCATTCCACCCAGACCGTGCCCGATAATGTGGTGTGGGTCATCAGCTCGGCGACCACAACCACAACCACAACAACACATTTGTGTTTTAACCCAGCGTGTCCACTTGCTGTCTTCAACGCGGGTCAGTTTTGGACGCAGCATGAAAGCCTTCGGCGGTTCTGGGTCAACAGTGAAAACTTTAATCGCCGTTTTCTTCAGGATTTCGGTAGGTGCAGACCCAACAACCATGTCTGCTTCTTTTTTTGGCCCTGATACGAAAATAGGTTTCGGCAAGCTAAGTAATTCTGCTGAGACTTCATTAGGGACCAGGTCTACAACGCCGGAAATGGCAGCCCACAGAACAAGCTCAGGGATAGTCAGTTGCCCTTCAGACTTAAGCCGCCACTTCGCCGTCTCAACAACCCAGCGCGCCATGTTCACGTTCGCTATTGCATCAAGCTTTGGCGTTGTATGCCCGTCAGTCCTGTTGTCACAGCTCCAGCAGATACGCATGGCAGCATGACCATAACGACGCGTGGTCAGGTTGGACGAGTGGCTATCGCTGGCGTATTGGCATTGGGTGAAACGCGTTGCCCAGGCTTCCATCGAGTTGATACCACCAGCAGCGTTGATAACCCGTTCATGTTGAAAGAATGGCTGCAGGCGCGGATCGTTCGCTATCTCATGCTCTACCTTCGGTAAAATTCCGTCTGGGAGGTCTTTCATTTCGTCCGGCAGAGTCGATACCAGCACGCGGCCTGTCAGGTGTGAGAGCAACTCGCCACCAGCCTTGATCATCGCGATGCCCAGATCGCGCTGTACGTTAGATTTCACTATTGCTCTCATACCTGCGCTCCTGCCATTGCGTATGCTCGGGTTAAAATTGGACGCCACATCTGGCGGGCCTTACTTTCGTCAACATTGCCAAAGCCGTTTTTGCGTACCTGCTGCTGAGCTCGTTTTTCTGCAGCGTTAGCTGGCATCGTGGCATCTCGGATTAAGCGGTCAAAGGACTCATCAAAATCTATTTCTGGAGTATCGCCAGCCGGGGGATCCTGGCGTTGTTGTTCTACTGCATCGGCCATAGCTGCTTTGCGAGTGCGCTGTACATTCCAGGTGTTGGCCGCAGCCAGGTAGCCGCTGAAACGTACCGGGTCAAAAATCATCTTGGTGCTGAGTAGATGCCCTTTCGTCGGGTCGCTCAGTAACAGGCTTGCGCGGTGCTCTGCCACCAGCTTCAGTTCATCAACGCTGTTACCTTCCGACAGTCGCTCACAAATTTCTCTCAGGGTATCGGCGCGCTTTGGCGTTCTGCCGTTGATTTTCAGATTCAAGAAATCCAGCACTTCCCCAGCCATGCCCGATGTGTCCGCCGCTGGTTGTTCAGTCTGGGGGGCTATGGGGGGGGTTCCTTTTGGTTCAATGACTGGTTCAAAAGAGTGACTGGTTCTGGTGCCATCAGGTGACATAGGGGGTGTGCTTTCTGACGGCACAGGGGGTGCCACCTGCTGACATAGCCCTGTGCTTTTTGACGGCATAGGGCTATGCTTTTTGACGGCACAGGGGGCTATGCTTTCTGACGCCACAGGGGTGTCCAGCGTCAGGTAATACAGGTTAGAGGTGTTACCTTTGCCGTTGTTAACACCCAAACGGTTCTCTTTGGTGATTAATCCCATCTTAATCAACGACTCAATGTGCGCCCTCACGGCGCTTTTGCTGCACTCGCAGTGGTCAGCGACATGCTGATAGGAAGGCCAGCACTCGCCCTTGTCGTTAGCGTTGTCGGCTATCTTGATCAGCACCAGCTTGCGCAGTGGGTTACCCACTTTGATGCTCATAGCCTGCGCCATCAGGTTCATGCTCATACTTCGACTCGCTTAAATTTCTCTTTAAATCGCTCAAGTGGCTGCATGCATTCATACGGGTAGCCCTCTCGCATAAAAATCACCTGTTGCTCAGCCCGATCCCACCGAATGACGGTCACGCGTTTACCGTGGTCATCAAGGTATTTCCGGTTTAATGGCACAGAGTGATTAGTTGCCATGGAGTTCTTTCATCTCGAAACGACCGAGGCGCGGGTGATACCAGTATTTGCTTCTGCAGGCCCGCGTGGACGTCTTCCGCACCTCACTGAGTGCAGTAAGAAAGTCATCCTCTTTGGCTACCGTCGCGTTCGTCAGGATGCCGCCTGGAGCGTTAAAGGGGATTTTCTTGCTGGTAACATGAAACGAGCAGATCAGGGTTCTAACTTTGTTGTCAGACAGCCCAGACAAAGCCACCAAGTTACGAACCGTCTGCCAGCCAGGTGGTATAGCGCCGTTTGAAATTTCCTCTATCTGCTGAGTTACGCCATTAACCTGTTGCTGCAGCGCCTGCATCTGGCGTTGCTGTTGCGCAGCGTTCGTAGCCATGGCGGCTATCATTTCCATTTCAGATAGAGTCGATGGGGCCTGCACTGCGTCAAACGTGCGGATCACTTTCAGGTTGAAGGTTGCACTGATCCACATGGCGTATGAATAAACGAGCTCTTTGCAGGCATAGCTGCCCTGCTCTAACCCACCACGAATAACGTTAATTGGCTGATTTTCGAGCGAGGGAGGAATTCCCCGCTCGGTCAAAAGACGCACCAACTCCTGCGTTTGCTGCGTCGCATACCAATATTTCGGCTTGTGTCTTTCCTCGCCACCAGCAGCACGATGCAAGTCATTCAGGCAGTAACGCCCTACGACATCTTGACGAATGGCGGTCTTTTCAATCACAATCAGGTTGTTCATAGCAGAACTCCAAATCAGATTAGTGAAGGCCGCGCAGCTGTAACTGCACGGCTTTTTGCTTTCCTACCCGCCTTCTCTGGCTTTTCTTCCTTCGTACAACTCGCAAGCGCAAACTGCCTGGCACGGGTGAGACAGTCGTCGAATGCCATCCCCTTCCGGCTTGCCTGCGACATACGGCGATAGTGATCAGCCCCATAATTTGCCCCCCCCCCTGAGCGACTGCCTCGCTGAATCCTTCAGCCACCAGCTGCCGCTTGATGTTGTCGTAAACAAAAGTGTCCCAGGCCATTTAGTCCCATCCCAGCGGCCCTGGTCGGCTGCGCTCAGCTTTCAATCCGATATCAGCCAATGTTTCGACCGACGCCAAATAATCCCGAGAAACCAAAACCGCTTCAGGAGGTGCAGCCTGAATTCCCAGGAATGCCAGCTCCTTGGCCATCGCTGCAAAATGCCCCTCTCCTTTACGGCGACTTGCAGTCGACTCACTAATCCCTAAGTGCTCCGCGTAAGCCTTTTGCCCTACCGATGCAAGCCGGTTGAGCAATACGCCTTCAATCTCAACTGCGTTGATAATTGGCGGTTCTAACTTTCGTGCTATTGCATTGTTTTCCATTGATAGTTGTCCTTGTTAAGCAGCAGTTAGCTCCGGCCAAATCTTTTGCCAATCGTCTGGACGAAGATCCCGCCGAGTAACCTTGCTGTTTGTTGCTGTTTCGATCTCAACGCAACGTGCAGGCGAAATTGAGCACCGGCCAGAAGCCATCTGAGATAAATAGGAACTGGAAACGAATAAACGCTCAGCAAGCTTCTTTGCCTCTCCCCGTTCTAGTTCGTCGATGTATTGCTTTAGTTGCATAGGTCACCTCATAAGTTAAATGAAGTTTATTGAATACTAAACCAAGCGTCAAGTATTTGCTTGTTTAGTAACTACTACGCAGAATGGAAATATGAATACGACAGAGAATCGGCGTGAGCGCCTGAAGGCTTGGTTCGCAGATAAAACGTTACCAGCCAATGAAAAAAGCTACCTATCACAGTTGATGACAGGTAAAGCTTCTTTTGGTGAAAGGGCTGCAAGACGCCTTGAATCAACGTATGGCATGCCTACGGGATTTCTAGATGATGTCAGCGACGCCCGATTAGAACAGCAGGAAAGCTCAAATTACAGGATCGAAGTCCTTGACGTACAGGCGAGCGCTGGGCCAGGAGTGATTAATAGCGAAGTGGTTCAGACAATTCGTTCGATTGAGTATACCGATGATCACGCGTCAATGATGTTCGGCGGCAAGCAAGCATCACAGGTAAAGACGATCACCGTAGATGGTGACAGCATGGCTGGGACTATCGAACTCGGGGATGCAATTTTTGTTGATGTGAGCAAAGACTACTTCAGTGGTGATGGCATCTACGTGTTCCTGTACAAAAACCATTTGCATGTGAAAAGACTTCAGATGTTGCCAGATCACCTGCTAGTTCATTCTGACAATTCGCAATACTCAGATTGGGTTATTACTGAAGATAACGAGCATAAACTGAAAGTGATTGGTAAGGTACTATTGAGTCAGTCACAAGCATTTAAGCGCCACGGATAAACTGGCATATATTGAAAATTTTGGTATCACTTAATGAATGGTCTCAAAATAAAATGAATTTTAATAATTCGTTTTTAAACAAAAAAACATGCGTTAAGTGATTATACTTCATCTTTAAATTATTATTTAAGGTTAACTGACATGGAAAGAATAACCAAAGAAACCACGCTGGAAGGCTACATCGGCTGGCTTCAGCAACTAGATTTTAATGTAAAACAAGAAGGGAAATTACTAGTCGTTTCTACCGAGGCTACAACATTTATCGTTCAGCTTTTACCAAGCAATAATTTAATTTTCCGCGTACTCTTCAGAATCAAAGATGATGCAAATGAACTTGAATTGTTGAGAAAAATCAATGAAATGAATAGCAATGCAATTTCTGGCTGCTTCTCTATTGAAAAAAAAGATTTTGCTTTTCATTTTAGTCTAATAAAACCATATGGCATGGGCTTTGAAGGTTTTAAAGTATTTGTTAAATATAACTTAAATCTTCTTGGTTTTGCCTTGGCTAAGTCCGGCATCCAAGAGTTTGTAAAATGAATAATCAAGCTATCCTCAGCGACTTTGATTTTAATGATGCTGCTCAGGATGCTCTTGACTTCCTTGATGAAATCATTTCAAGTGATCTTGAGAATGCATCAACAATATTACGCGTAGTTCTTGACCCAAATAAACTAGAAAACTGGGATAAAGCCGTTGAACTTTACGAAGCTATAAGGCAGGATACAAGTGATGTTGCAAAAATTGCAGAAAATATTCAGAAACCAGAATCTGTAGTATCGAGAGTAAAAGAGCATATTTTCTATAAAAAACATAGAATTGTAATTAATGACATCGACGAATATAGAAGGTTAGATGCAGACCCTGAAATTGTAAATTCTTGGAGTAGGATGACAGAGGGCGACCACGTCGATGAGGATGAAAAACTCTTCCGCCACGAACAACTTGAGTCTATAATTGTGATGCGGAAGGATGTATCACAAACAGAAGCACATAGAACTACCATAGCATGTGGATACACATGGAACCCTGAAGAGGCATATAATGGCGATATTAGTAACTGCTAGGATCGTTAGCCGTGAAGGGAGTAAGGTGACATACTTGTTTTCAGATGAAAATGGAAGGAATGGATACTTTTCAATCAACTGTAAAACAGGTGAGTTAGCCTTGACCAAACCAATGCCTAATGACTCAAGAAAAACACACTTTGCCAGAGCGGCAAGAAGAGTGATTTTAGACTGGAAAGAGACAGGAACTTTACCACCACAAACAGTCTGGTCCTCCTGAGATGAAACCCGGTTTTTTCTCCGGGTTTTTATGGACCTCCTCTAAATATTCAATCCTCGGTTTTTCGTTCATTTCTGTCAGTGAATTCGCTTAAGCTGGTAGGCCATCTACACGACCTATCTCATCGCTATTCTATGCCAGCAGCAAACAAGACTGTCCCATTATCCTGCATGCCTCGTCATAAACCAGATCTGAATCTGGGTCCGCCATAGTCTCCACCGTTAAATCCCCTCTCAAAATACCCCCATAAGCTACCAATCCAGTCCTATCAAGTAATTTACAAAACTAAATTCTCTAAACTCTCAATTAGTTAACGATAAACATCGACCTTATGTTTAGTGTTTACTTGACGATTAAGTTTATTATTAATTAAACTCAATCCATCGACAGCAACAACGTCACCCCAAACCACCGGGTCGCTCTTTAACAATCAGGTTTAGTCACCCAGCGTTGAGCAGAGAGATCTGCATAACTCAGTACCTGGAAGTCCCCAGCCCTTACGGGGGTATGGCACAGCTGGCATGCGGCGGACAGCACTGGGTGAAGTGAACTTATAAAGCGTCCTGTGGGGCGCTTCATTAAGACCACTGAGGAGTAACGCGATGAAAGCAATAAACGAACATGTTGGCTGGGGCATTGATGGTCACGACATGAAGGTTTTGTTTTGCAGCAAATGCCGTGAAGTTTTCTACCGCACTCCAAGCACGGGTAAAGCAATGCAGGCTCAGCGCATCTTCAGCAAAAAGCACCAGTGCGCCAACTAACACAGCAGAGGGTTACACGATGCGACTCGAACAGAACGCCAATTGGCAGACCAAAGCTCGCGGCGACAACGACAGCGAATATCAGATTTACCTGGCCTGCGCTGATGACGGCAAAGGCAACGAATTCATGACCGGCAAGCCGTTGAAAACTTATGACGAGTGGCTGGCCAGCTAATACCCACCGCGCCCTACGGGGCGCACTGAGGCAATCATGAGTTTAAACGGATGGAAGGCAATGACCTATAGCGTGCTCATCGGCTTAACCCTTTGGGTGGCAACTATTTCTGGCTGCGTATACATCGCCGGGTAATACCGGCGTCTCACTTATCTGGTGGCGCATCATTCCGGTTCTAATTTTAACCTACACAGTATAAATCCCCGGTTCGATGCGCCACCAGGTGCGTGAGTCATCACAAGCCTGTTCCGTAACACCTCCCTTGTCATCCTTTGCCCCGCTAGTCGGGGCTCTTTTTTACATCAATAAAGGCTCTGCCCCGCTCCAGTGTGCTGGAACCGTAGGGAAACCGAGCGCGCGCATCAACTCAGGCAGTGCCTTTATCCATGTAATTTTCATTGAGAGGACATGTTATGCAAACCACCACAAAATACTGTGAGCACTGCGGTAAGACGCGCGGCGTAGAGAAAAAGGGCGTAAGCATTCAGCGCTACGAAGACGGCAGATATAAGACCGTGAGAATCCTCGTCTGCGCCGACACCTGCTCCAGCTTCTACGTCACACGCAACAGCATTAAAACCCTGCAGCGCCGCCTGCACACAATGCAGCGGAGGCCAGCATGGTAACGCTCAACGCTCGCATCCAGCATAAGTACGACCTTACCGGGGGCGATTTTGCCCCTAAACGCCACCACGGCAAACACCTCTTCTATCTGCTTATTTTTACCTTGTGCCTGCTCACTGCTGGCGCTGTTTGGAGTTAATCATGGAAAAGAAACCTCTCCCGCCGAGCCTGTGCGAACCGCGTTACCACATTGGGACCATCGTGAATTACTCAGATCACCGGGGTAAGGATGTTCAGGGCCAGATAGTCAGCGCATGCGCACGTTGGACGGGTTTTAAAGACGGTTCGGCATATGTCCTGACGTATGCCATTACCCACCCTTCAAGCAGTCGCCTACAGCACCACAGCGAAAGCACAATCCACGGAGAGGTTGAATAACAGATGGCTAACTCATTTAAGCAGATGGCAAAGGACGGCACGATAAAACGTCCTGATGGGCGCATGACTATGAACCTGGACGATATCCACGTTCAGGAAGGCTTTAACAAGCGCGTGGAGAATGAACACACTCAGGCAGAGGATGAAAAGCTCTTTCAGCACCTGATGAAAGGCAAGCCGGTGCCACCGATCGAGGTAAGAGTTCGTGATGAAGGCGGTGTTTGGGTTGTTGAAGGCCACCGCCGTCGCCGTGCTTATAGCCGCTGTCGTGACGCAGGTAAACCTGTAGAGCGCATACAGATAATTCCGTTTACTGGAAATGATGTAGAGCGTATCGCTCGCATCATGAACAGTAACACCCAGCTCCCCCTATCCCCTTACGAGCAGTCGCTCGTTGTAAAAGAGCTGGCCGGGTTCAATCTTTCCCCTGATGAAATCGCCGCGTTGGTCGGTAAGAGCCGCGCAACGGTCGATAAGCTGCTGGCATTCAGCCAGGCAAACCACGACGTTCAGACGCTCGTTAGAGAGGGTGCTGTTGCCGTTGACGCCGCTGTAGACCGCGTAAAAGAGCACGGCGAAGCGGCAGGAAAAGTGCTTGCCGGTGACGTCGAAAAGGCCAAGAAGGCAGGCAAGAAGAAGGTCACCAAGTCCTTTATCACCCCCCTATTCAGCGCCACCCGCGCACGCAGATTATGCGAACTGCTTTATGACGCTGCCCCTATGCTCTGTGAAGAGGGCGATGTTCTGCTGCTGACGCCAGGAACCAGAGAGGAAATAAACAAAATCCTCAACGAGTACAGACAACAGCACCCGCAGACATTCGATGCTGAACAACAGGAGGCCAAATGACCGTAACCGTTAATTCATTTTTCTGCGGCGCTGGCATGATGGATGTCGGCCTACTGAGCGCAGGCATCACGGTTAACCAAGCTTTCGAACTTGATTCTGACGCTTGCAAGACTTACCGGCACAACATCGGCGATCACGTAAAGCAATGCGATATCAGCCAAGAACTGGTATTTGAACAGGGTGCCAGTGATGGGATGGTGTTCACCTACCCATGTACGAAATACAGCACTATCGGCGATATCCATGGAGTGCATACCGGTGATGACTTGTTCCTGCATGCTTTGCGTCACTTCGCACTTGCACGACCAGAGTTTTATGTGATCGAAAACGTCCCAGGTATGCGAGCCTTCCCTGTCGTGATGGAAGCAATGACCCGCATGCCTGATTACTTCATTCAGGTGTTTTGCCCTATCCAATCCGAAACATGGCTTCCACAACACCGTAACCGCCTAATCATCATCGGTACCCGGCGTGCGTTTTCCATCAGGCCTCCCGAGAAATTCAAACCGCTGCCCTTGAGTGCGGTATTGGAAGAAGACCCACAGGTAACTTTACCTAAGGCCATCAACGCGAGACTCAGTGGCTCTTACAGGGATTTACCGATTATCAGTGACCCAGCACGCGGAGATATCGCCCCAACCTGTGTGGCCCATTACGCGAAGGATAAGAGCACTCGACTTGTTGTCGATAAACGCTTCCCTGACGGAGTTCGCCCGTATTCAGTGCGTGAATATGCTCGCCTGCAGGGTGTACCTGACTGGTTCATTTTTCCCGTGTCAGATACCGCAGCTTACAAGCAGATTGGCAATGGGGTGAGCATTCCGGTGGGCGCTTGGATTGGGGCGGAAATGATTCGTTATATGGGACAGGCCCGGCATCGCTAAGTGTTAGAACAACAGTGCTCCGAGGTCTTTAACGCTCGATCAATAACTTTAATCTGAAAGCCCCTAAGAAAATACCCCACATTGTCATCTCATTATTCCAAGCATGCGTTGTATCATTTATGGCACAAATGATAATGATTATCATTACATTGACGTGTGGGAACTTTTTATATACAGTTCAAATCACTGTATGGGCATACAGTTAATTCAACTTTGTGTTTAAGAAAAAGGAGTTCTTATGGGTGATATCAACTACGACCCCGGCAACTATAACAACGGCGTGCCGCCCCAAGCTGGGCTAGTATGGGAACCCGGTGGTGGCGGTGTCCCGGGGTCATGGGGATGGCCAACAACAGGGCAATGGGACGGAGATACGTTAACGATAAGCCCTAATGATCAAGGTACGACAGGTAACGGAAATCACCTGGCATTCCCAGGCCTGGGCTTCTCTGATAATCCAACAAAGACGCCATGGGCAGGTATTCTTGGCGGTGATTCCTGGGACGTGCTCGATGCCCTTCAAAAAGAGTGGTATGAACAACAGGAGAAGATAAAACAACAAAAAGAAGCCGAAGAAGCAAAGCAAAAAGCACAGGAAGCCGCGAGGAAAAACTCAGAGGAAAAGGCCCGCGCACAAGCTGAAGCAGAATTCAGAGCTCGGGCGGAGGCAGAAGCCAAAGCCAATGCAATTTCCGAAGGCGCGAAAATTGGTGTGTCGGCGGCGGAAAATAAAGTGCGGGAAGCCCAAGAGCGCATTAATCAGGCTGCGGAACAGATACGTCAAAAAAATGAACATCTGGCCTCAACTATTCCCGCTCGTGACGAGAAAAAAACGCTGGTTTCGATGCTCACCGACATGTTTAACCTTGACCCCACTTATCTGGGTCAGTTGGACGAAGAAGAAGCCAAATTAAATAATCTTCAACAACAGGTCGATGCAGCAACAGCAGAACTAAACGCCGCTCAACAAACGCTGCATCAGGCTAACGTCGATAAAGGGCTGGCAGATGTCACCCTAGAGGCCGCGCGTAAAGCCGAAGCCGATGCACGTGCACAGGCTGAAGCCGATGCACGCGCCAAAGCTGAAGCAGAGGCCAAAGTGAAAGCCGCAGCCGAAGCCGCCGCTCGGGCAAAAGCTGAGGCGAAAGCCAGAGCGGAAGCGGAGGCCAAAGCACGTGCAGACGCAGAGGCGAAAGCGGCCGCGGAAACCAAAGCGAAGATAGCGGCAGAACTGGCGAAGGTAGCTGCTGAGCTGGCAAAGGCCGGAGTTAAACCTGCACCGGAGTACACTCCGGATATGGTGAAGGCGGCAAATGCAACCCTGGGTGGCGCCGGCGTGCTGGCATTGGGGCGTTGGCCTGGCACAGCCCAGTTGGCCATTGCGGGAAGAGGTGTGATGAATGTGGGAGGGAAAGTGCTCAGTCCCTCCATTGGCAGAGGCATTTCAGCACTGACAACCGGGGCGGCCAGTCCACTGGCAGGCGGCTTTGTCATTGCAGCCATTTTCCATTCACCCAAAGTAGGGATAGGCAGTGACAAAGTCCCGGGGCGTGATGTTCCTGCACTGTTTAGCTATCCTGCCAACGTCATGTTGCCCAAAGAACAGGGATTGAAACCGGGGACATCCACGGTCGATTTGCCCGTCCGGGGTCAACTGGTCATGTCAAACGGCCAATTGGCACTGAAACTGCTGAAAACCGGTGATGGTTTGTCGAAAGCCGTTCAGGTGTTGACAGCTGTACGTGATAAAAAAACCGGCTTGGATCGCATCATGGTGCCAGCGACAACTAGTGCCCCTTCGCGTACGGTTTTGATCAATCCAGCGGCAACACCGCCTGCACCTTCGAATACAGGTAATCAGACCCCGTCTGTACCGGCAATACCGTTGCATACTGGCACCGATGTAAAACCGGTGGAAAATATTGTGGTGACTACTTCACGCGCCGCAGATAACAATGGGCTACAAGATTTTATCTACTGGCAGCCTGACGCCAAAGGTACCGGCGTCGAGCCGATTTATGTGGTGTTCAGAAGCCCACGAGATATGCCAGGGAAAGTGAGCGGCAAGGGACAGAAAGTAGGTGAAGGCTGGCTAAAAAAAGCGGGCCAGGAACTCGGTGCCCCAGTCCCCAGTCAGATTGCTGACAAGCTGCGTGGTCGAGAATTCGCGAACTTTGATGCTTTTCGTAATGCATTCTGGCGGGAAGTTAGTAAAGACCCTGAATTAAGCAAGCAATTTGATCCAGGTAGTTTAGCCACCATGAAAAAGGGGAGAGCCCCGTATGTTCGAAAGGCCGAACGAGCAGGGAAAAGGGTTAAAGCTGAATTACATCATTTAGACATGATAAAAGATGGCGGGCGTGTCTTTGATGTTGATAATCTTGGTGTCGTAACCCCGAAACGACATGTTGAAATTCATTCAAGAAAGGGAGGGAAGTAACATGGCTAATAAGACGATATCTGATTATACGGAAAAAGAATTCCTCGAATTCGTAAAGGGTATTTATAACGACACCTATCCATCCGAAGAAGCGCATATTGATGCTGTTATGGAGTTTGAGAGGTTGTCTGAGCATCCGTCAGGATCGGATTTGTTGTATTACCCTGAAAAAGGCAATCAAGGCGCTGAAGCTGTAGTTAAAGTCATCAAAGAATGGCGATCTAAAAACGGCAAGCCAGGTTTCAGGAAAGCATGACCCCATAATTTATCACTCTTTCAGCCCGGTTAAACGCCGGGCTTCTTTTTAGCCTACTCCGTCGAGAAGACGTAATGAGACACTTTCAGCGTATTTCTAGACTTTAATGCCAGGGCCAGTGGAGACGGCTGCAGGGATTGCAGGACATCAGTTAAGTACTGAGCTTTCAATGGTATTAAGGCTGAAATGCATGCCACCTCGCTATGCAGGCAAAACCGGAGAACCAGGTCGCTGAAAACACAGCAGATTGAAGCTATACTCACATTATAAAATGTAGAACAAGCGAAAGGAAAAATCGTGAGAAAAGGAATAATACTTATTTTGGCATCATCAGCACTTCTGTCTGGATGCCTATCAACGCCTAATGAGGCAAGAAACGAAGCACCACTTCTGAGCAGAGAAAGCACCAAATCCCCTGAAGTTCTCAGTGAATGCATCTATGAACGATGGACCAATACCCGTGTCATGCTTGAGCGAGACAACACGACACATGTTGAGCAGTCGAGTAATAAAATCACGGTCTTTACATGGAAAGACACTATGTTCGCCGATATCACCCCAAATGGAACGGGATCGGCAGTTAAGTTCTATAAAACTTTCGGTATGGGCTACACCATTGCAGATAACCGAAAGGATGTGGTGGAGAGCTGCTTGATTGACTAA